ATGAGAACAACTGCGCAAGAAAGATTAGATAACGCAATCAACGAATTTGAGGAAATTACTAACGAAGAGGTAGTAACGTCACCTCGAATTCCACAAGACTACCTAAATGATGGAGACTATGTGGTAATAACTAAATCAGAAAACTACGCATTAAACCTTTGTACTACAAATCTAGAAGGTTTTGAAGACAGACATTTTTTAGATGAAAAACTGATATACTCTACTTTCGTTGAAACATATGCGGGCGAAACATATTATATATACATCACTCAAACAGCCGAATTTGATGAGGATGATGCAGTAGAGTTCTTAGCAACTCAAGAACAAATATATGAATATCATAAACAAGAAGAACAAAAAACAGTTATTTTGAAAATGGAGTTGAGCTAGTATGAAGATTAATTTATTAGACGAATTTTTAAAACGACACAATATAACGAGGTATCGACTGAGCAAATTAGCTGGTATCTCGCAAAATACTTTAAAAGACTACAATGAGAAATCGCTAAACAAGTATACAGTTTCATTCTTGCGCTCGCTTTCGTTTGTGACAGGCGAGGATGTCACAGATGTTTTAATTGAACTCGCAGAGCTAGAAAAAGGCTATGATGATCTCGCGGGATTTAAGTACTTACTAGATAAATATAAGTTGTCCTTCCCTGCGCTCGAATTTGAACTATATTGTATTATTAAAGAATTTGAGTCAGCTAATATAGAAATATCGCCTTTTACTTTTAATCGATTCGAAAATGAAACGCATGTAGATATAGAAAAAGATGTTAAAAAAGCGCTACAGAATGCGGTGACTGTGTTAGAAGAGAGAAAAGAAGAATTGTTATAGTAAATGAAACGTTGATTTAATTATCAGCGTTTTTATATTGAAAAAGTAAAATTAATTACTCAAATATAGTTGACTAATCAAATATATTGTGCTATAATATATATATAGTAAAGAAACGGGAGGAACTTAAAAATGCAAACAATAGACAGAAACGAAATTGCGAAAGATATAAATACAAAAATTGCGGGACTTGGACGCTCAATTCAAACAAACTGGGAATTAGGATTTGAAGAAGGGCAAGTTATTACATTAGAAAAGCAAGAAAGTTGGACGAACGGTGGTGCTTTTACAGTATGTAATGATTGTCCTGTCGAATACTATTTTGAAATTGAAAATGAAGTGCCTTGCCACGTCGTTGATTATAACAACAAAGAGGAAGTAATCGCACTAGGCGCAGAAGATTGCGAAGATGAAAAAGAAGTGTTATTGCCTGCCGGAACAAAATTAGAAGTTGTGTACGGTGAAGACGCTAGCGACAACGAAGAAATGGGATATTACACTGTAATTTTTAGATACGTAGAGGAGGAAAAATAAATGGCTGGATTTATAAAAAAATACTTAGATGGAAAAGATTGGACAATTTACCAATTAGGAAATGCAACGGGTCTTCCGCATCAAACAATACGAATGGCAGACAAAAAAACAGTGGATCAAATGTCTGCAAAAAATGTACGACTGACAGCGGAAGTTTTCGGCTTTACAGCGGGCGAAATGCTAGACGAATTTTACGAAATTGAAGAAGAAATAAATAATGATGAGATTTTAAAAGAGTTAACAACAGTATTCGAAAAACATGGTTATAACACGGATGAAATCAGCACGGAATTACTTGACGGCGAAAAGATTAAACTGGATATGAACGATGACAATATAACTAAACTCGCTGAATCTGTAAATACTACAGAGCATTTTACTGCTTATTTAGATGATTCAACTGATTATATGATTGTTGAGGCAATACAATGAATAATCATATTACCGACTTAGCTGGACAAGTTTTTGGGAGATTGACTGCGAAAGAGTTTGTTCGTTCTGAAAATGGAAATGCGGTTTGGAAGTGCGTATGCGAGTGCGGTAATGAAAAAGAAGTATTAGCTCAGCAACTCAAAAGAGGTTATGTGAAATCATGCGGGTGCTTAGCGAAAGAAAATGGGAATAAATATGCAAAAAACAATCTACACTCGGATGAAGTTAAGAAAAAAGCACTTGCGCGAAAACTCGAAGTTGATAGTGTTGATGGTACAATGAAATCAGCTTTAACACGTAAAATTTCTAGTAGAAACAAAAGTGGTATAAAAGGAGTTCGCTGGAATGAATCGCGAAAAAAATGGGAAGCTTCTATAACATTCCAACGAAAATATCATTTTATCGGACGTTTCGTAAAAAAAGAAGACGCAATAAAAGCACGTCTTGAAGCAGAAGAAAAGTATTTTAAACCTGTTATCGAAAAGAATAAGCGCTAAGCACATGCTTGGCGTTTTTTGCATAAAAAAAGCCCTAACGTGTGGTTAGGGGCTATAAATGTTCTATTTTCTTTACCATTATTCTCAAGTTATTTGGTGACTCGTAATCTTCTAAAAGCCTAAACCCGTTTTCTTCGTAAAATTTAATAATTTTTATGTTGTTTTCACACTCTATATATACAATTCTTCCACCTACAATAGCATGTACGTCTTTAATTTTTTCATACGCTAATCCTAATATATCATTACCGGTAGCAGCGTTTGCTTTTTTACTTACCGAATTATAATTTTTACCTAATTGACCAATCAAGTAGCTTTTAATCTCATAATTTTGCATTTTAGTTTTGTGCCCAACACCCATTAGCTTTTTCTGCAAAGAGTTTGGTATATTAGAAAAGTTTCGTTTAGAAATTATCAAAGGTTTATTTGAAATTGAAAAATATCCTGCAACGAAATGAACCTTTTTGTATGTAGACATCACGATATATGTACGAGCCATGTCCAGTTGTTCAAAAAAAATCGCTTTATTATGCAAAAAATCTTCTACATCACTTGCACCATGAGATAATGATTTACATTCAAAAGAAGAGAGGAGGATTTTTATTTCCTCCTCTGTAGAATCTGACTTTAATAAATCTGAAAGGGATATAATGTTTAGTGTCATATGATTATCTAGGCACCTACTTCGTTAAAAATGAAGACATTATACTATTAATAGTCTCTTTATTTTTTATATTCTTTGAACCCTTAGTAGATTTTAAATCTACTTTTCGAGATGAATCAATTGCTTTTGCTAATTTTTCACCAGCTTTAGCAGAAAACTTAAAATCAGTTTGAAAACTTTTAGTAGCCATAATGAACCCTCCAAGTTTTTAGTCCTTACAATACATATTATACACATTTAGCTTAAAAGTAAACCCTTTTCCGGACAGAAAAACCAAACGTCAAAATAGGTCAAACAGCACAATATTCTTGTATCTCCTAAATAGGAGATTTTTAAACAGATACACGTTGTAACTCAAAACAAATAAAAAAAGACGAATTTGACCCCTCGCGGTTCTTCTGTGACCCCTTTTTGAAACTAGTAGTTTCCATTTTAGAAAAAAATATTTTTTTGGTAAATATTTTAGATATAATAATGGATATCTTTATAGTAACTTATTTGGTAACTTTCAATGTATCACAAAAGTATCCTTTTTATACAAAAACAACCCCCGCAAAAGCGAGGGCATCAAACTAGATTTTCTTAACAAACTTCTTATTTGCAGTTAGAAAATAACCGCTTTTTGTTTTTAAGCGAGGTGTTCCACCCTTTGTTTTTCCCATTCCCGAAATCGTGAACACCGTTCCGGCCGGATATGTCCCGCCTGTTTTATTTTTTTCAGTGAAGTCAACCGAATTGTATAAGTCGCACTGTACTAAAGTTTTGATTTTTCCGGGGTTTTCTGTGTAGTATGTGTTTTTGCTAGCTGGCGTATGCGGTTTTCCTGCTTTCAATTTAGCTAATAAAGTCGTGTTTTGTGAAGCTGTTCCAGTGTAATTTTTAATTCCGTAACTTGTCGCTAGTTTTTTCCGATTTGCAAAGCTTGAATCTAGTTTATTTAAATTCATATAATCTACTAATCCTAGACTGTTCGTGTTTGTGTTTGCGCTTGGTTTAGAAGAATTACTAGTACTAGCTCCTTTTCCAAAAGTATCAGTTCCATAACCTTTATAATTAAATTGAAGGTGCGGATTGTCTACAAATCCAGACCAATCACCACCCCATTCAAATCCAAGGGACTTCGCTTTTGCCACGAATTTTTTGCCTTTGTCTGAACGATAAGCACCCCAATCAACAGTTTTACCTTTCGCCATGACGAAATCTAGCGCTTGTCCTACTAAATGATAAGAGCGCATTGTTTGACTCGCTCCGTTCGCGACATTAGCAGATTGTTGCTCTTTTGTCCTAATCGTTTCGTAGATTAATACTTCAATTCCGTTGTTTTCGGACCAATCAAGAAGTTTTCTCGCCGCCGCCTTGGTGTTATCCGCTAATTTATTTACATTTGCTAAACTTCTACTATAATAATAACTTGTCATTATTTATCATCCTCTCCATATTTTTTGCTTCGATTAGTAAATTGTTCAAATAATCCAGTACCGCCAGCTCCTGCTAAAGCGCCTGCCCAAATCATCGTTGCAAGCGATCCAGAGCCATCCAAAAACGTTGCTAATGCGCCCAGAATAGCGCCAATAAGAATACTTACTGTTGGAAGCCATTTCGAAGGAATTAACTCCGTTTTTTTAATTGCCTGCACAAAAACAGGTGTTACAACTACTAAAAATGTCATGTAAACTAGTAACTCTTTTCCAAACTCCATTTCTATCATCCTTTACTTCGTTATTTTATGTTCCAACAAATCTACTTTGTGAGCTAGCTTTCCGACTGATTTAGATAGGCTGTCAATTGATTGTTGTTGCTGTTTCATCATGTCGTTTTGCCTGTCCATAAGTCTCTGTTGTTCGTTCATCGTACTTATAAATTTGTCTCTCTCTTCTTTCGACTCCTTATTGCGCTTCTCTCGTTCTTCCTCCACTTTTTCGCGTTCTTCTTTCATTTCTATTCTTACGATTTTTGAATCATCCCAAATTCTTTTTGTGATAATTAGTAAAATTATAAAAAGCGCTACAAAGAGCGCCGCGAAGAACATTTCTTTCGCTAAAGCATAATCAAAAACTTTTGCTAGCCCATCATACATTTTTCATCATCCCCCATAAAAAATAAGCCTTACTCGGCTTCTGTTTCTTCTAACTGAATTCGTTGTTGCTCCAATCTCAGTTCTTCCACTTTCTTTTTAACTTGATTACGTAATGTCGAAGGTACTTCTTCAATTTCTTTTCTGCCATTCATCACTAAATTTACATAAATTGGTATCATGTAAGCCATTCCTATCACCCTAAACTACTTTCAAATAGCGCGGCTAATGCCTCTTGGGTGAGTAGTAATTCCTCTCTTATTTTTTCTATTTCTGTTTTTTCTTGAACAATCGACTGATTATCTGCTGTCCATTTTTCTTTATCCTCTGTCCACTTTTCTCCGTCCCAGTTAGGATAATACATAGCTCTTGATACTTCGTTTTCAATCTCTACAGGTTCGACTTCTGTCGTATTTTCCGGATGAATAAATTGACCTTTTTTATTTTCGAAAACAAGTATTGACTCTGTGTAGTTACCGTCTTCGTCAAAAGCATAAAACTGTTTATAATTCATCTTCCATTCTCCTAGTTTCCGACTTCGTAACATATTTCTGATAGTCCCACATACGTCGGATTAGCATTATCCGTTGATGAAACTTGTAATACTTTTCCGTCGGTAGGTATTGCTATACGTCCACCATTGCCGTTGTTCGACGCTACAGAACGATAATATGTTACACCTGGTCTTGCGCCCGCAGGCATAGTGGCTACAGTGGTATTTGAAGTGCTGACAAATGTCCCTGCAATTGCCCCTTGAAATTCAACAAAAGTTTTTACGCCTTCATTTGTGTGTATTTGCTTAAGGCGATACTGAGGCGGGTTACTGTCACCTGTTGTATATCCGGAAGCTAGCGGGACATTGACCCATGGCCCATAGCTATCTAGCAAACTGTCGCTATATATTTTTGCATCAGTTAGCGCTTTTGTTGCTTTTGTTTGCGCGCCTGCAATCGTTTCCACATCTACGCCATTTAGTCGCAAATATGTTTGTTTGAAGTTATATCCCGCCCCCTGCACGCCGTTTATGCCTGAAACAATAGCAGGATATAGCGATTGTTGATACGTTGTACTGTTTTCGCTTGTTAAGCGATACCACCAAGCGTTATTTTGCTTCGCTTGAAAAATCGTTGGCACTCCGTCGAACTGTAAGCTTCCTGTTAGTATACCGCCAGATTTTTCAAGAAATCGGTTTGGTTGCATATTGTCAAATTGAACTTGCAGATTGTCTGCGCATGATTGTAAGCCGTCTATCTCACTTTGAAGAAGGTCTACTTTTTCATTAAAAATTTTCTCGTAATCGTCCCATTTTTCAACATAATAGGTAGCGACTGGTAAAAAATCATCGTCAATCATCGCTTTTTCAATATCAAACTTGAATCGGTTGATTTGCATTGATTGATTCGGATATTTAACGTATAATTCTGCATTTACTTGTCCGTCATGACTTATCTGATCATCAGTTAATGAATACTCAAAAACACCTTCTGTTCTGTTAATTATTTCCGGATTAACAACGTATTTACTTTCGTATTTTTTGCCAACAGACATTATCATAGCAAGCGTTACCTCTGCCGCGCTCGAAAGCGGTAAATAATTATCATCTTTTTTTACCATAAACACTAATCGCGCAGTTCCTCCGGAGTCTTGCGTACTAAATTTTATCTGAGGTACATTAGCTTTAGCATTTTGCGCACTAACAGAAAAATCAAGAATTGCTGATTTGAAAATTTGATTTGTCATGAGAATATCTGACCTCCTGCTTGTTTCAGTTCTGGAGTAGTAGCGTTTAGAACTGGAGTCCCAGATTTAACTAGAATACCACCACTGGCAGCTTTTAGCCCAATATTCGAAGTTGCCTCGCATGTATTTGTTGATGCAAATAAAGCATGTCCCATATACTCAGACGACATGATAATATTTTGGTTTTTAAAATAGTTGCTATAACAGTTCCCGCGTGATTGGTTATACTGCACTGTCGTAATATTCGTGGCTTTCAAATTAGTATCAAAACGGCATTTAGTGACTGTGCCATACCAGCAACGCGCAAATTGAATGACTGTAGAACTATTATTCACTGCTGTACTCATAGAATTAAGGCCTTGAACAACACACTGAAACATAATTCCAGAAAACAAGATGCTTTTAACAAAAAAACCTGTCTGTCCGGTTGTCGGGTCAATTGTCGCCAAATTTGTAGGCTGAATATAAAAACATTCAGCACCTGAAAATGACTGAACCACTACATCTTCGTTATATTGTCCCGGTTCACAAAAGATATAAATAAAGCCTCCAACTTTAACCTTCGGAACCATATTTACAGCTTTTTGAATCGTTTTAAAAGGTGCGTCAATAGTGCCTGTACCAGTAACATCATTTCCGTTTGTTGAGCTAACATAGTACTCAATGTTAGCTGCTGAATTACCATATAGTTCATCTAATTTGCTTTTCAGTACTTTATTCTCATTATTAACTTTTTGAAGTAAGTCATTCGATTCTGCTAGTTCTCCAGCAATAGCTGAGTAGTCTCCATTTAAGCGGCTGTTTAAAGTGCTATAAATTTGACCATTTTTACTTGTTCTAGCGTCAACCACTTCTGTAATATCATTACCACCAGCTTCTAAAACAACGTTATCAATTCTGTTATTGGTTGCATTTATATCTACATCTTTTGCTAATGAATCTTTTTCTAATTTTTCCATATTAGCATTAAACTGCTGATACTTATTAGAATCAAAAAGTGTATTTCCCCATTTTTCAAGATTTAACATCTATTTCACTCCTTTCATTGCTTTAGCTAATTGAGCCATTATTGACACAATAGATTTTTTATTATTTGATAGCGTTATTTCTGTTACTTTCAATGAAAAAGGATATTTTTTGTAAGCGACTATTTGCACATCATAATCGATGTTAAGTGGTTCATAAATAAATAGAACATAATCACCTTTTTCACACTCATAATCATTCTTCAATGTCACACTTCCCGTCGTCGCTGGATAGTCTTGTAATTCGAGCTTAAGGCGCCGTTGCATGTTACCTACAACAGTGTATCGTTCATCAGAAACGGGTTCTTGCCAACGAATGCCCCATTTTTCTGCTTCCGGGCTAGTGTATGTGACTGGAGAAAAATAGTTATTTCCGTTACTATCAACTTTTCCATATCCTTTAATCTTCGTTTTTAACGAAAGAGTATCAATATCAAAACTTGCTTCGTCTGTATTGTATTTATATCTGATGAAATTTTCTGTCTTAGTTCCATAATTTTCACGCGGTTTAAATACTAAGTGTTTGTTGTCTGGAATAACGACCACTCCATAATCATCCAATAATTGATCAATAAGTGTTAAGTAGTTGTTATTCCCGAAATTTTCTTGTTGTACTTTTTCTAGCATATTTTCTGGATCAATAATCTCCCACGTGAAACCTCTGTTATCGGACTTAAATATATGCGTTAAACACTGTGCTAGCGTGTAATTACCGTTTATTTCACTTTCTTGCCAGCCGTCTTGACAAGTATAATAAATATGTGGTGCTTTCACATTTTTTGATAATATTCGCCCTTCTGCATCATGACTTAATTGTTTAACTATAAATTCTTGCCCGTTATGAAAAACAGAACTTTCATAATCTAAAATAGAGTAGCAATGAGCGTTTTTATTAGTTAATGTTACTTTGAATTCCAGATTCCACATTTCATTTTCTGTCCAGCTTTCGCAAAAACTTTCTTTATCGAAATCTGTTAGTATTTCTTCGTTATTCTTCCAAAAATCCGCTACGATAATATCATTATTCACATTTTCACCTACTTATATAGAAAGGAGAAATCCCATTTTGTATCCAGATGACTAGTATTACTAATTTCGATTAGATTCTCTCCTTTTTTTAATTTTATAAGCCCGTGATTGGTTAACCTTCCGCACGGATTTCCGTTTATTCGAGGTGTAGCGCAGTCAATAATTAATGTATCTGTTGACGTTAAAGCAGGATAATAGATAAATCTATCGCCTGTCGTGATATTATTGATTGTTAATTCTCCTTCATTTTGCCCACGCACAGTAATTGATAGAAAATGTTCGCGCGGATCTATATCGAAGCTTCCGCCGTTGTAGATAATGAACCGACTTTTAGTATGCGTATATCTATAATCCTCCATTGCTAGGCCTTGTCCAAACTGCCATTTTTCACAGTCTAGAATTGTGTCGCTTAGCGTTGAACCTATCGACTCTGAATAACCACGAAATACATCGAATTCAAGCGTTAAATCTGCATAACCCGGCGCTTTTCGGTCAATCTTTATTCCGTTCGGATGTACTCTATACTTTTTGCCGGGCGTTTTTGAATGGACCAAAAAGTATTCGCTTCTTTGATAAATCAATTCCATCAACTCATCTAATTTAATATGATATAAATCCGCTGTCTTAGTCTGAAAATGGCACAAAATAGAGATAGGAAACATACTAAAGTTACTATCTGTTGTTCTGGCGCCATCAGAACCAGCGAATTCAGTGTAATTATTAACTATTTGTGGCGGTTCTCTGCTCACTTCTCCTACCTCTAAATCAAATAATTCATTAAGCATATATGTTTTACCTTCAATTACTAATGCTAGTGATGTAGCCATGTTATAGCCCCTTTCCGTAAAATGCTAGTGATGTAGAACTTCCTAAGTGATTGTTTGTATTATCTGCAATATCTTTTCCATCAACATTAAAAATAATAGGTCTATCGCCAGATTGCTGAATGGCTTTGATTAAATCAGCGTTGCTTGACTCTTTTGTCTTGTTGTCAATAATCGTCTTAACTGTAATAGTTCTGTTTACATCAACGCTTTTTAGGCCCAGCGCTTTTTCAGCTGAAATCTTCGGCAGATTAATAGCCGGAACGGTCATATTAGAAGCGGCGTTTACTACTTTATCAACCATTTTATTTGTTGATTGCACTGCACCTTTAGCACCGGCTAAAACACCATTTCCAAGGCCTCCGGTAAAGAACTTACCCAACTCAACCGCAACGCGAGAAGGCGAATGAATTCTAAGCGCTTTTTTCACTGAATTAGTGATTGTGTTAGCGATGCTCTTAGCTGTTTTTTCAAGTTGTTTTTTCTGACTGTTTAGTCCGTTTATTAAACCTTTTGCTGCGTTAATACCAGCAGAATACATTGCATTAGCCGCTGTGTTTCCCATTGACTTAGATGCTGAATTGATTTGATTCTGCGTGCTATTAATCGCTTTGATTGTCTTAGCATCAGATTTAGCAAGAGCTTGCGCATAAGATGAACCGTTCTCTACTCCCGATTCCAAGATATCGCTTATAATGTCCTTGCTAACGCCTTTTTTGCGCAATTTTTCCACATTCGCTTGAAAAGCTTTGATTTCTTTTAAGCGTTTCTGCATTTCTTGCTGAATCGACTGCGGATTTTCTGGGTCTACATTGCTAATAGATCCATAGCTTTGCATTTTTTCAGTGATTGAAGCTGCATACTCTTTACTTTGCTTCGTCAAGTCTGCCATTTTTGTGTTAGCGGCTTTTAATTGAGCGACTACTTTATCACGTTTCTTAGCTGTAGCAGCTAGCTTGTTCGTTTGTTGAGCGATATAACCCTCAATGCTATTTAATGCTTTAGCTTGTTTGAGTTGACCACGACTCTTATTCTTAGAATGCAAACCTGCGTCAATTGCTGATGATACTTTGTCTTTCAACGTACTAGATAGTTTTTTGATTTGCTTTTCAGTCCCTAACGCTCCTGCGACAAGATTACTTGCCGCTTTCGTAACTGCTTTTGTTTTGCTCGCAATTCCCAGAGAATAACCAGAACCAAAATCGCCACCTAGTTTTTTAGATTTCTTAGAAGGTGAATGCGAGTCTTGTTTTTTCTGTACAGCTGCTAATGCTTTCGCTGCAATACTAGCAGCAGCTTCTCCTACAGCTCCCGCCCCGCTTCTAATTCCGTTCGCAAAACCTGCCGCGAAATCAGAACCAACTCCACTAGAATCAACCGAAGCTGCCCCGCTTTTCGCAGAACCTCCAACGCTTGTTCCAGCAGAAAACGCCCCATCTTTTCCGCCTAAAATACCGTTATTAAACCCTGAGCTGTTTTTCGAACCTGTCATTTTGAACAAATTCGGGTCAAACGCTCCGCTTTTCGCATTATTCTTGATTTCCTTACCAGCAGATTTATTTGCTTCAGCGGTGCTTTTTACACCTTTTGCTTGAGCATCTCCTGATTTTTTACCATTCTTTTCCATTTCTCCCGGTAATGGGTCAGCACCCATTTTTACGCCATCAAGAAGAAACTTTCCTGCTCCTTGAAAATCGCCTGATTTGATAGCTAAAAGGAATTGGTCTTTTCCGCTCTGACCATTCAAAAACATACTATTCGGAAGCCCTGAAATAGTATTTAAAACGTCGTCATTGATTTCTAATGCTGCTGTTGTGTAGTCTCCGCTTTGAAGTGCGGTTACAAACGCTTGTACTCCTTCGCCTCCGCGTTGACTCATGACAGCAGCTAGCCCGGCTAACGTATTATCAATGGAACCACTTACTTTTACAAAGTCTTGCCAAACGGCACCTAATTGTTCATCACTAATATTTCCCATTTCTGACAAACCTTTTGCAAAAGTTTCTGCGTTTAAAGTCCCGCCGTTCGCGATAATAGCATTCATTTCACTAGCCCATTTTTGTAAGTTTCCAGCTAATGTTTTGTTCTTCTTAGTTTGTTCGTCAATTTGAATTTGATAGTTTGCTTTTTCAGTTTCAGTTGTAGCATCGCTTTTTTTTCTTTTCAAATCAGCTAGTTCTTTTTCGCCTGTTTCAACGGCTTTTTTTCTATCGCCATATAAGCTTTTTTGCACTTCAATGCTTGTAGCGCGTTCTTTTTCGTTTAACGTCTTGCCGTTTGCTAATTTCAGCAAATTGCCTTCTACATAAAGCTGGTTTTGTTTTGCTAACTCTGCTTGAATATCCGCCGTTTGTTGTTGTAAAAATTTCTTTTGTTGTGCAGTTAATTCTGTGCCGTCGACCCATTTATTGCCTTTTAGTAGTTTTGCATAATCTGCTTGAAGAGTTAAAAGGGTACCGTTATTTTTGTCAATCTCTGCTACTAACGTTGCGTTTGCATCTGCTATAACTTTTTTACGTTTATCTCCTTCTAAGCTTTGCGCTTTTTCCATAGCAGCACTATATTTATCTTGCGACTTTTTAGCTGATTCTTGATATTGTCCGTAAAGTTCTTTGGTTGCATTTAAGAATGATTTAGTTTTCTCACTAAGTTTATTGCCGTACTGATCTACACCGCCAGATAGCATTGTATCTATTGCTTGATTTGATTTTGAAACAGTTGCTTCTGTCTGCTTTGCTGTTGATTCAACTAATTTCAAACTACTAGATATTTTTTTATTCGACGTTTCCGCTTTTGTTCCAGTCTTTTCTGCTTCTCCTCCCATTTCTTTGAGCGATTCAATTGTCCCAGTTAGGGCATAATTATCTTTATTGAATGCGTCTTTAATTGCAGAACCAGCGTCTACAAAAGCATCTTTTGACTGCTCAAGGCTTTTCTTAGCCCCCTTTAAGTCACCACTGAGTGCTTGAAACGCCGCTTTAATAGCATAATAAAGCCCCTGTAAACCTTTAATCGCAACCAGAACAATTCTGGCTAGCACTTGAATAATATCAACGACAGTCGCTAACACAATACCAAAAGCGACCCAAACGCCAACACCAATATATTTCAATATATCTTTAAATCCGCTCCCAACGGGTTTTAGAGCTGATACTATTTGTTTAAAAACATCTACTATCTTGCCGAAAGAGTTTTTCACCGCTTCCCACATGCCAGATAGAAAGTCTTTTATCCCTGCCGTGTTTTCCTTGAAAGCGGTATACATGCCATATAGAACTGCTACTACAGCCCCTATCACTGCTGTAACTACTCCAAATGCTACGGATGCTGAACCTAGCGCTGCTTTTAACCCTACAAAAGCCCCTTTTATTGTGTTAACAATCCCGCCGAGCAACGTACCGCTACTTGCTAAACCTCTAAACGCCATCACCAAACCAGCGACTTTAGAATACACGCTACTAATAATATTAAAAGCCACAAATCCGGCGGCTACTTTTGCCAAAACTGGCGCCCATTCAATTAAAACTGGTATAAACTCTTTGATTTTTTGAATTAAATCAGAAAGTTTTTTCTGAAACTCTGGACTAGCTGTTACTGCCGCAAACTGTTTAAATGCGTTTTTAGCAACATCTAGCGCTTGAATAATCGGGCCTTTTAGGTTTTCGGCGATATTCGCAAGACTCTTAACAGCTGCCGTTTTCATGTTCGCAAATGAACCGCTGATAGTGTTACCTGCTGTTTTTGCTAGACCTGCCATTTTAGCCGTGTTCCCAGCCATTCCTGTAGTACCTTCTTCGATACCTTTCGTTAGCATTGCAATAGCTTTAGTTGATTCCAATGATCCTTCAGAAACATATTTTTTCATTTCTCCAACGCTTTTTCCTGTCGAGTTTGCTAGAATTTGCCAAGCAGGAACGCCAGCATCTACTAATCTGTTAATATCATCCGAATAAGCGACGCCAGACGCTTGTAAAGCTGAAATAGCATCTGTCATCTGGTCTATTGATTCCGAACCATTACCAACACCATAAGCCGCATCAGCAATAGCGGTGAAAACAGGTTTTACATTCGCCGCTTGCATACCAGCGGCTACCATTTTCTTAGCGCCTAATGCGACAGCATCGAGCGCAATTGGCGTGCCGTCAATAGCTGCTGTTAGGTCTGTCATAACTAACTGCGCATCTTTTGCCGAACCAGTAAGGACTGTTAGTGATTTAGTCGCTGTATCAATCGTATCAACACGACCGATTGCGCTACCTACCACGTTTTTTGTTGCTGCAATTAATCCGAATGCTGCCGCTAATCTGAGAATACTAAAACGAGCTTGTTCCGCTGGTTTTTCGACTGAATTTTTAAGCGCTTCACGCATTCCGGCGCCGGCGCCTTTCGCTGCTGACCTAGCTGCGTTAAATCCGCTTACTAAACCGTTTTTAATTAGTGAACCCGTACTTTTGGCGACATTTCCCAGACCTTTTAACGCTGATATTCCAACTTGACCAGCTGTTTTCGCTCCAGATTTAATTGCACTAAAACCATTTGTTAATGCTGTTTTTACGGTAGTTCCTGTTGTTTTCGCCGCACTCACTACTGCGCTAAACGCTGTTTTCATTGCGCTACTTACTGCTAACGCTGCTGATTTTGTAGCGCTAGGAATAGCTTTCACAGCGCTAATAGTTCCTTTTACGCTCATATAAGCAGCAACTACCACCGCTTTGTAAGCTACTACGAAACTGTTTTTCACTGCTGTAGCCGCTGTTTTAGCTGCTCCTGGAATACTTTTAATAACTTTTACAGTTGTTTGGGCAAAAGAAATAGCAGCCGTTTTAGCTGCATGCAAACTACTTACTAATGCTGATTTAATACTACTTCCAGCACTTTTAATTGCGCCGGGGATGGATTTAATGACATTAATTGATGTTTTGACTGCTGACACAATACTGCTTTGCACTGTCTTAGCAATTGAAAAGAAGCCGTTTTTGATATTAACCGCTGTGTTTTTTATGCTCGTTCCTAGATTTTTAATAGCTGTAATAGATGCTTTAGCAGCGTTTACGAATCCGGTTTTGACAGTTGAGGCAAGTTTGGATAATGCAGAACCAACATTTGCAGGCAATTCACGCATAAAGCTTAAACTAGCTTTTAAAGCATTTGATCCAGCACTTCCCATCGATTTAAACGCATTTACAAACGTGTCTTTTAATCGTTTTGATTGACTTGCAATATCAGATACCGCTTCTCTGTATGCTTTATCTAATGCCGCCCCCGCGTTAGATCCCGCTTTTGCCAAATCTTTTTCGAACGTATCAAGCTGTTTGTCTGCCTTTGTATCGTCTAAACTAATCTCAATTACTACTGATCCATCACTCATGTTCTCACCTCTAATCTTTTAATTTGTAATGATTTTTCAACTTGATTAGTGCATCACGTTCTTTTTCCGTTCCCTTTCCGCTTGGCAATTCAGCCTGTCGAATGCTCATGATAGATTTAATAGCTGTGTCGTCTCGCAAGCTCTCAAATAAAGCTCTAAACTTGTACCAGTGGAGCTTTCCCCGTACTTCTATTAAATCGATATTGTAATCTTGTAAAAATGAAGCAAAAATATAGTCACTATCTTGTGTTAGTGAATAATAAGCAGGTTCTTCACCAGCTTCATTGGTTGCGCTCGGCATTGGATTACCGTCTATATCGCACTGAATACCTTCGTCATTATCTTTAACTATATAATTTTCAAAGATATCAAGTAACACGATTGATTTTTCTTCTATATTCGAAAACGGGTTGTCTTCATCATAAGGGTTCCACGGCATTACATTTTCGAATAAAACATCAACTGCAAGGTTAACTCTAAAGTCATTTGTTAGCTGATTATTCTCTGTTAACTCAATTACTCGAAGTACATTATCAAAAGATAAATCAAGTTGATATTTTTCATTTTTATAAACGTAAATATCATCTATTCCATCAGCGAGAGAAAGCATTTATATCACTTCGCTTTTTTAGTCATTTTAGCTTTGTATTTTTTTTGAATATCTGATTGTTGTTTTTCTACAGAACCCACAACGCTTTCAGCAACTTGATCATAAACTTGGTACATTTTTAAAATATCCTTGCATTGCGCATAACATTTATCGAATGCTTTTTCGTCATCCAATAAAATTGTATACGCTTCAGTTAAAGCCTCTTTTACATCTTCTTCTAAAGCAAAATAATCTTCTGAACTCATTTCGTCTGTATTATCAATGTTGTATTTATTTAACTTTTCCAGTTTCTTCTTGTACTTCTCATCCGCTTCAATCCATTTACGGCGCATTTCATCGCCTAACCCGACTTTAAACAGCTCCGTCCCAAGTTGAAATTCTTGATACGACTCTTCTAATTGAATATTAATTACATTATTTTGTGCCATTTATGTTTTCCTCCAATTTAGAAGCCCCTACTGTAAGTAAGGGCTTCTTTTTTTAATCTGCCGCTTCAACTGTAATCGCTACAACTTTATTTATAGACGGCTTTGCTTTCGATGCTACGGTAATATTCGCTGTTCCAACTGCAACACCTTCCACCACTCCAAGGCTACTAATTTTCGCTTTTGGTGGATTAGAAGATGTAAACGTTACTTCTTGACTTGCGTTAGTAGGTAAAACAGAAGCTGTTAAAGTAACTGTTTCTCCTACCTTAATTGTGATTGTTTCGCTGTCCACTACAACGCTGGACGGGCTTTCGTTAGGGTTTAGTAATTGTTGGTGTTTGGTCATATGCGATACGGCATCCGAACGCAGGATACTCTGTAGCATCCCCGCCACCAGCTGAGCCTTTGATATCTGAAACGGTTGCTTTTCCGATTGCCGTTTCAGTGTCTGGAATTTCGATTTTAAACATAATGCCCCGATTATCAGGAGTTCTACGTTTAGCAACGATTAAATTTTGCGCTTCATCTTCACGGTCATGTGTGCCTTCAAATGTATAAGCTTCTGCATAACCTAAAACAACCGTTTTTTCGTTTCCATCTCCATCGTAATCCCCTTGTTCTTCTGTGTTGTCAGAACCATCATCAGATACGTTTGTAATCCATTTTGATAAGCGTTTCCAAACTGGTTCCCCCGCTCCATCAACAATTTCAGCAACAAAGTATTTTGTTTTCGCATTTTTAATTCTAGCCATAATTATTTTTCCTCACTTTCAATATATAATTTGATTTTGAAACCAGCACTATAAATGAATGTTCCGTCATCACTCGCCGAAACGAGATTCGGAACACTAGTTGTTTCTTTATCCTCCAAAACAAAGCTTCCATTTTGGCTTTGAATACTATCAATTTCCGCATTATCAAAATAAGCAGAAATGGCATTCAACACATCAATCACTTTCATTTCTTGCTTGCTAGAAGCATTTAGGTTAAAAGAAAAAGACCGCTCATAAGAGCCGTCTTGATAACCTTGTTTGTCGTTATTTGGAGTCAGTAGCAAAGCAATTGATTCAGGTTTTAATATCGCTGTTCTTAATTTCATATCTTTTAAATCGACGTTGTTTTCGATAGCATCCATGACACTGTCTAAAAAATCTAATGACATTATAGTCCCTCCTCAACCGCTTTTTGCGCTACTTTTATCCAACTCTCTAGCTTATCTACTTTTGCGCGTTGGTCCCATTTCGGGCCAGCTAACGGATGATGTGTTAGTGTGAAATTGAAGTTTATTCCGTTATAGAGTCTCCGCGCATAAATAGATGTCCACATGATTTCTTTGTCGTTCATAATAACGTATTGATTTGATAAGTCACCCTCTAAAAATGGGACATACAAAGAAATATCAGCAGCCGCTTGATTAATTAAAGCGAATTGCGCCCCCTCTTTCGCTTTCTTAATATTACTTTTAGCTTTCGAGAGGTCCACGCGAATTTTAATCGGCATCAAACCACCTCTATCTCCCAGTGATGCACATTTTCAGAGGTCGCGTAACAAGGTATAACTTTGACAATCTTATAATCTTTTCCAGAGAAAAAAATTCTCGATCTGCTCATAAAATCGTTTGGCACGTTCATGCTGTTCACCGCATCAATAAAAATAACCGCGTCATATCTATCACTATCAGATAATCCCGCGATTTGATTTGATTTTGAGAAATCAACACGAACATGTTCAATCTCAATGCCTTTTTCATAAACGACTTGATTATGTCTATCTTCTTCTTTGTACGCTTCATAACTAATGTTATGAATTAACCAATCGAGAGGTAACGGAGGGGCGTTTGTTATCGGTTTTAATACTTTCATTAACGAACACCTACCCCGCTATAAAGCAAACCTGTGTGCGCTAAATAGGACCTTACATCACTGCCTACTAATCCGCTGTTCAAAGATGTAGCAGTTGATGCAAAATTGCTATCACTGATAGAAGTTCTTCCGATGCTCACATTATCCGGCTTAGAAACAGCTAACTCACTTGTTCCGCCCGCCTCTTTGAAATACTCGATTTGATTACAAGTAGCTAACTGTATTTGATGCTGAATAAATTCGCTAAACGATTCAATTCCACTTTTGCGTATTCGGTAAAATGTCACTGAATCAATTTTTCTTTCAGCATGCTTTAACAGTTTGCTAAATTCGTCCTGTTCTAAATGCTCCCCCGCATACTCGTTAGTATAAAATTCTAGTGTCGTGTAAGGCATAATATTCGCCCCCTTTTATCATGCTCCGCTAGCTGGTAATTCTTCAACTAGATGTTGAATACCAACGATACCGATTTGTTTATCTTCGTAAACTTTTTCCCAGTTTCCAGCTTTTGCTAGGTCCGCATTCGTTGGAGTGATTTCGTTAGCATCACGAACTGCATTTTTAAATTTAACCCCGTATGGGTGCATTGTGAAAGCGCGTCGAGTAAACACTTGGTCATTGCCTTTAGCTGCATCACGAGCTGTTTCGAAAGTTGTTAACTTAGCCGGGTTGCCTGTGTTTCTTCCGATAGAACCAGTTGCAAATAAATACGAAGTGTATACTTTTGCTGCGCCCGTTCCTGTGGAAGGTACTCCATCGTCTACAACTACACGGTATCCTAAATAAGTTGGAACATTAACTTCCCCACGAGCATTTGGGATAAATGCAATTAAGTTTTGTTTTTGCAGGGCTGTATAAACAGCTGAATGCATAACCATCAAACTTAAACGATCCGCAGAATCTCCAAGAAGTTGTTTTGCATCTAATACCAAATTCCCAGAAATTGCAGATGTTGGTTGCGAGAGCAAGTGAGAGCTTGCCAATGCACCGTTTTTAGCAAACAGTCCATTTAACACGGAAATTAGTACAGTTTGCTCACGACGCATCCACCAAGAAGCGATTTTGCCCATTAAAGCATTCAAGGGGTCGTCTCCCGAAATGACAGCCGCAAGCTCATTGACTGACCAGCCACGACCACGATACATTACTGCCGCAATATCTGCGCTAGCTGTAATTTTTCCTGTTTCCAATCCTTTTTCACCATCACCTAAAGTTTCGTCTTCACCGTCTAAATCGTTCCAAAACGGCATATTAACTAGTAATCCTCCCGCTGTGATATTTTGCGCAACGCTTGGATCAGCTACTGCAATTCCCGATTGAATGATTGCCGATTTTTCTGATGTAAAGTTATCCATGTAGGTATTAAAAACCTCTGGTGTTACTACATCTAATAATTTTGTGATTTCATTTGCCATTATTCACTCTCTCCTTTTTCCGTTAAAAATTTTGTTAAATTAAATGAATCTGATTTTAAATTTTCTTTTAATGAACCGTCGTAACCAGCTGGCGCCTTCGGATTACCACTAAATCCGAATTTTGGAACCTTTTCACTTTCTTGAGCAAATAAATAAGCATCGCTTTCCTGCAATGCTCCCAGCTGTTCATCAAGGCCTTTCAGACCTTCGTCTGTTAGTTCTAGTTTGTCGTTATCTAAAAGCGCTTTTACCGCCTTTGGATTTCTCGCTTTTGCACCAGCAAGCGCTAGCTCAATAGCTGAATTTTTCTTCGTTTCGGCAATTTCGGACTGGTAATCAGACTCTAAATCTTTGTTTTTTTGCTGTAAGTCCTCGATTTGTTTTTTCAATTCTTCACCAGTACCAGAATCCTTTTTCAAATCATCAATATCCTTGTCCCGTTGTGTCAGCTGGCTTTTTAAGCCGTCTCTCTCTGCTTCCACCTCAGATAATTGTTGCTTAGCAACTGTAACGTCCTTACCATTCTCGGCCATCACTTTATTAATGACTTCGTCCTCCAAGCCTAAACCTTTCAAATACTCTCTTTGCATTTTTGTTCCTCCTTCGATATTTTTACGCGGCAACGACCGCGAGAGCCGTCTTTTTACGACTTCCGAACAGGTCGAATATTAGGCATATACTTGTTCTCTGCTGTATTGCCTTGTTAATTTATGTGTGTTTACAAATGCTCTTAGCTTGCTTTGTTTCGCTCTAACAGCCTGTTTCGCTTTTTTAACTGCCAATTCATCGCCTAATTCTTCTGATGCTGACAATTTGCGTTTAGCAGCTCTTATATTACGTTCCATTAAACGTTGTTGTTGCCTAAGTTTATAAATACGTTTGTTTTCTTCTTCATCCACCAACTCGCTTTCTTCCGGCGCTATATTAACACCATCAACGAACGGGAAACGATGATGACGACAATTACAACCAAATAATCCATCACCATATCCGTATCGCAATTCTGGTGAATAAATTGACATATATTTATCGCCATATTTAGAACGAGTTTCTTCAACAGATAACAAACAGATAACTTTACCTTGAACAAGTGAACATGTTGGACGTGCGCCTATATGTCGCGAAATACGTACTAAATCAACGCCATGTTCATTTATTCGCTCATCCTCTATAGCGTTGTAAACACTGTTGACGGTTGTTCTGGTTACCGTTCTAACATAAGCCTCAGGTGTCCACCTTTTATTTGCCTTGTCTACAAGTGCAGGAACACCATTTTCAGCGAATTTAGTTACTGTTTCAGCTAATGCTTGTCTATGTGTTTTTAAACCAGCCAGAACGCTCTGTGTCGTTTCATGTATGATATCTGAGTATATTTGTCTTGCTTGCGATAACATCGTTTGATTGACGCGATTATAGTTGCTTTGTGCTAACTTAAAATAACTACTCATTACTTTATCGACTATTGTTTGTCCGTCTGTCACTAGTGGCAACACAGCACCCGCTTCGGCTAATTTACTGAAATAGTTATCTACTTGTTTTAAATCACTATATCCAGCATCTTTGACAATAGAAAAAAGCTTCTTAGCTGATACGCCGGAAGCTTTAGAAATTTTATTTAGCATTTGCTGATCTAATGCGTGAACTTGATTAAGTTTTTCTATTTGCCAAGCCAGCACATTGTCAGCGCTGATATTTTTCTTTGTTTTCAGTCGCCGAACAATAAGAGTTAACAATTCATTTTCGAGCGTTGTGTATACATCAACGACCGGCTGCACAAATAAGTCGAGTTGCCGCGGAGTCAGTGTCATCTAATCCACTTCCTTTTTAGAGGTCTTTTCCTTCTCTGTAATAACAAACCCATTCCCTGCATCAGCTAAGATTTTTCTCGCTTTTTCTTCGTCAAATGGAAACGCTGCAACGATCATTTCAAGTGCGGAATTATAAGGAAGTTCTCCTTTAGCAACCGATTGAACTATATTAACTAATGAAGTTATTTGAGCGCCGTTTAATGACACCTCTTGAATAGTTTCGCCTGCGACAGCACTAGCTTCTAATGTCCCGTTCGCATTTTCATCTGGCAGCTCGATATCGCCTAACAATCCAGATAAATCATTTCCCGGAATTTCTGCTTGTGCATCTTTTTCTATCTCTTCTTTCCACGCTTCTGCTTCTACATCGGTAATATTCCAAGCACGCTGTAAAGCAATTTTTAGCGGTATCATACCTTGGTTTTTAGCAGTAGTATAACGATTGATTGTTGTATCTTCATCTTGTGCTATAGAATCGTCAAAATCGACTGTAATAGTATCTAGCTCTACTACTTCGCCGCTATAAGCTTCAATAAATTTCCCGACCTCGAGAATGCTCACAATCATTTCTTTTATGCCTTGTTCGATTAGTTGCGAATGACTGTTTTTAGTTTGATAAGTTTCTGACTTCTCGCTTACGACCTCTGTAGCTGTTTTTAAGCCGTTTTCATCGAAAGTGAATGTGCCAGCGCTTAACCCAACCTGCATCGCATAAATGCGTAGCATTGCGTTTATAGACTCGATAAACTCAGTTGAGCGAATTTCTACAGATATATCTTTTACTGATTTACCGTCCGCATCCTGGTCGCCTTGATATAGAAAAAACGCTTCGTCTGTTGAATCGAAATACTGTGTGGTTGAGCCGTCTAATCCAATGGCTGTTTTAACGAAACTTGAAGGCACTAACACTTTCTTTTTACCCAATTTAAATTCTTGATAGAATGAATCAAACATCAAGTCAAGCGTTTTTAATGTGTCTAATGCGTTAGCATAAACGGAAATGCCTAAAGGTGAAGTTAAGTTCTTGTTATTCGCGATGTTAGGTTTGATATAAATAAATGTTGGACGTGTAAACTTCGGCAATGGTACAACTGGCTCAATATCATTAAACAACAATTTTAAGCTTACTTTTCCGCCAAGTTCGTTCGGGTCGTCAGATTGATATAGCTCTGTTGTGACTGTGTATATATCGTCTTGCCATTCATTCCATTCGAGCAACGTATAATATTTATCGTTTTTATGAAAACTATTAGCGATAACACATTCGTCTACGTTCTCACTGTCATTTGATAGAGGATACATGCAATCAGCAGTCGCAAATGATACTTTAACGTTTTGATTCCCGTCATGATAAACCTTGATAACAAAACCGCCCATAGCTTCGCCGTACTCGATATAGCGTTCCATATTTTTAGTAAAACCGTTCGTTTTCAGCACATTTAAAACAAACTCTTCCGCTTCTTCGTTGTCTATATTAATTTTTACTTTTTCATTAAAAAGAAGCTTAGACATGTACTTAGCTGTAACTTTTGGCAAATTCATAGATAATTGTCGTCTATTTACTCGATTACCATTATGCTCGTAATCGAGATTATGCCACTCTGCATAATGACCTTGATATAGCCGTTTCCATATGTCAATATACTTATAATCTTCATCATTAGCATTTACTTTTTTGTGGTCTTTTACTTCTTTCAACGTCTTCAATAGCCCCATTCTCCGCATCACTCCTTTCACTCCCGCAATGATTTGATTAATCAAGGTTTTCACCCCCTAAAATTTGAGTCCCAATTTCCTCAGATTGTCTTTTACATAGTACTGAAAAGCATCACACGTATGATCGTTTTCTTTGATAACTTCGGGCTTATCTGTGTTAACTGTTTTGATATCCCATTGATATTTGCGATGTTCCTCAATGAATATTTGATTTTCGGGGATATCGAGATAATAAAAACGACCTTGCGCTAGTAAATCACACACAAAATCGACCATATCCACTTTTTTTCCCTTTGCGACTGGGTGTAAGCTAACACCGTAATCTTTGTAGTACTGATTGCGAAGTCCGCCCTCTGCGCTATCTACTGTTTGCGTATCCACTGGCGCATTATACTTAGCGACTATTTTAGTCATAAACTCGCGTAACTCTTTCGAATAATCGCTAGGTGCTTTCTTAACTACTTGATTTGCGGGACTGTAATAGTACGTATCTAGTAAGATAACATTTTTCTTGGCTGTAAATCCGAGCGCTAAACACGTAGTAGCTGATACTTGATGCCCTGTATCGATAGCAAAGTCAATCATTATTACCCTATCGTCCGGCGGGATAGTTTTAAGTGGTTGGAACAAGTTCATGTTATAAACGTTTGTGCCTAATCCCACCGCTTCCCCTAGATATAAATAGCGGTAATAGTCATAATCATTTTCTTTTATCCGATTGATTACATCTAGCATTTGGTCATTAACAAAACCTAACTCGTCATTTAAATAACTTGATTCATGAACTAAATAGGTCGAATTACTTCGTTGCTGGTCTGCCCATTCGTTTATCCATGAGTAAGGGTTGCGAGGAGGGTTATATGACCAAAAGAACCGGACAAAAGCAGCTCTTTTCTGTTTTTGTCTCATGAATGTTGTATTTGTCTGGTCGAACTCTTCCGCATCTTTGAATTCGGCAGCTTCCTCATACCAAACTGCTATGATATCGTTAATGTCATTAGACTTTAGTTTTTGAAAATCATCTTGTCCGTAGAAATAAAAGGTTGAACCCGTTTTTTTGTGCGTTATTTTAAAAGGGCTGACAGTAGTATCAAATTTATTTATCAAAAAGAACTTTTTCAAGGCCCATTGAATTTTATTAAATACAGAGTCACGAATAGTATTGCCAACTTTTCGTATCACAACCACATTCGCTTTCTCGCCTCGCGACAAGTAAGGTATTAACAAAGAGACCAGTAACAAAGCTATAACGGAAGATTTAAATGAATTACGACCGCCCTTTAATACATTAAAAGGTTTTGCCGCTTTCCAGACTTCGGAAAAATGCGGGTTTACTTCTTTACGGATGTCTATTTCTTTCTTAGCCATCGCGTTCACCCCACGGGTCAATGATTGTAATTTGGTCGTTTTCTTCCTCTCCGTTATCTTTCAAGTACTTCATAAGCTCTACCATAGCTTTTTGTTTATCGTAGAGCTTCAAAGACACGCCATCTTTCCCTTTTTTCACTTCTTGAATCAACGAGCCATCCACTTCCGAATTATCTTTTAAAGCAACGAAAGACGCTTTATAAGTAACAGGTTCGCCAGTGATTGGGTCCAAGACCGTTTCCATAACACCTTGTTCGTTTAAATCAGACACTGTTACTTCTTCATTTCCGAATTCAACAAAATCTGTTATATCGGCGAAAGCTTGCTTTACATATTCTTTCATCAAGTCTTGCACACTAACAAATAATTCTTGCTGCAACTCTGCTTTTAATCTGTTCAATTCTTGCTTAATGTTATCTTTTGCTAGCAGCCTAATACTGTTAGACCTTGCAGAGTTATAATCACACGCATATGCCTGTTGATACGCCTTCGTTGCATTGAAGTGTTGCAAATAAAATAAACAGAACATTTTTTGTTGTTCTGTTAAAGAATTGTTTTCAATTATTAACTTAGTTTCTTTTTTGTGTGCAACCTTTTTCTTAATTGCAACTTTTTTAGTTTCCGGGTTACTCCACTTCCGAGATTTCCATGATTTCACTGTATTTATAGACACATTGTATTTTTCGGCAATATCTTTATATTTCATGCCTTCTTTATAATCTTTGTATGCTAATTCCCAATTCGTCACTACATATCACCACACTCCCTTATTTTCTTATTAACTGAAATCTAATTTACATCTTGCTTATGAAATAAATTATTATCTTTCAGAACTTGGTATAAAACTATTCCCACTCTATTTATTAGATCCTCGTCTTGCTCTCCGAAACCAGCTTCGCAAAAAATAGCATGTAGTATTTCATGAATTAACGTCTGCTCTTTCCGTTCTTCTGACAAGCTTGCTAAAACTTCAATGTGATTATCGTGAAGCACGCATAACCCCCAGTTAGTTAGCTCATTGTCCACAACTTCTTTTTCTTGAATTCTATAATTGATAGCGCCTATTTTTACGCTCGATGGAAGGTTCATATACATTACTCCTTAGTTTTCTAATAAAAATGAGAAGTGAAGTGCAGACCTTAATATATGATTTATTTTGTAAATCCCTTCACTTCTCATATATAGGTGGCAGGTGTGCGGCAAAAATAACTAAATTGCCATGCAAAACAGACTACCGTCGATCTGTTGTTGTATTTTTTCTTCTCCGCGATGTAGATATGACCTTACAGAACGAACGCTTATTTCCATCTCGTCGCTAATTTGTGAATACGATAAATTTTTTTCATGTTTTAACAAAAATACTTTTTTTTCTTGCGTTGACATCGTACTCATAGCGTCTTCCATTCGAATTTTGTCCCATTCTGAAATTTTCGGCTCATCGTCTTCAAAATCGTATGCAAGCCCATGCTCGTATACAAACCACTGACGCATAGTTTCGACATCCGTAACACATAACTCCCTTTGTAAATTAGAACGTCTGTGAATCGCTCTCCGCGGCTCTGGTTCGTGTCCTAACTCCATCCAGTCAATAGAAAACTGCAGACTGTCGATAATACTGTTCAATTTCGACATGACTGTTTTCTCTGGCACCTCTTGAATATTTCTTTTTTGCCCTGCTGCTAAAGGAGGGCGTTTTTTTGCGTCAATTTTGGTCTGCAAATTAGCTTTTACCGCGTTCACTTCCCGTAAAGCTCCTCTGTACTCATCAATTAATTTTTGCATTTTCGTCACTCTCCCCAATGATTAATAAAAAAAGGACGTCACAACAGATTTAACTGTTCATGACGTCCTTCGATTTTTTCGACCAGACTATTTATTAAGTTTTATTGTTTGTACGCTTTCGGCAGTGGTAGGTTTGCCATGGCTCCATGTGATAGTAGTTTTTCCGAAGCCATTTTCTGGTGGTTTTGTGATTAACTTTTCTTCGCCGTTTATGCGAGTGTAAACGCCATCTTCTTTTTTCATAAAGTCGCCCCCGTCCAACAATTTAAAACAAATTCCCCCACGCCCAACAAATCCCTTTAACTGCTAATCCTAGTATGAAGATTAGAGCTAGCACCCAAAGCGCATAAATGGTAAACGCCCCTATAAATTTTGCTGTTTTATCAATCATGCTAATCCTCCCAATTTTAGTCATTCCAGAATTCTTTACTTTTGTGATAAATCCCTGTGTTAAATCTGCGATGATATTCTTCTTTGTTTCTTTGTGTGAAATTAAATATTGTCGATCTAGCTATTTTAAAATAATCCGCAATAGCGTCTCCCGGTACGCCTGCGTGTCTTATTTCAACGAATTCAGCTACTGTAATGTCGTTCCATTGTTTGTTCCCGATAAACCTTTTTATCGTTTTATTCCAATAGTCCTTCTTCTTTTCCTCTGTGTTCCTGTTCATCAATTGATTTAGCTCGCGTTGTAGCTCTTTTAGCTCGTTATGAGGTAAATCATTATTTGTAATATAACTAATAATCTCCCGCTGCCTAGCCTTGTTCTCTGTTACTTCCATTACCGCCATCTCTCACACCTCCATGAATTGTTTGCCTTTTAGTTTCAAACATTTAATTGATTGCATATACCGCATTTCGAAAAGTTTTTGCTTGATTCGAAACTCTTTTGTTAACATACCTTTAATGTCGATTAATTCCTCATGTCCATCGCTGTAACGAACGAGAAAATCAGCTTTATATTTAATCGCTCGATACAGTTTTCCGTTTTTTCGAAAAGAATCTTGTAAAATAAATTCTGGCTGTAAATCGAAACTCACTACTTCACCAGTCAATTTTAATAGTTTCAATTGCTGATAATACGCTGCTTCTGCTTTGCTATCGAACTTTATATTGTCAATAACTACTTTCTTCGCATTGTATTTACTTCGCGTATTCGTTCGCCTCGTTAATGACGAACGCGGTATACTTTGCCTCAATTTCTTCGTCCCCCATTTGTTCGATTTCATTAATTTTGTAGCTAGTTACCTCTGCTATTGCGTTAGCCATGTATCTGATGCTCATTGATCTATTTCGCAACTTTTTAATTGCTTTTATCGCTGGCATTTTATTCACTCCATTTCCTCATAATCTACCCGGTATCTTTATTTTGCTTAATATTTTTTTGTGATATGGGCAAAAATCATATATACCGTTGTACTTAGTTGCGCATTTATCGCACATTGGCAAATCACAAGTATCATGAATCTTTTGTGACCTGAAATCATGAGAGTTTCTAAAAAAAGCAACTCCTTCATAGTCGGTTACAAAATCACATAACCTTGTCGAAACCTTTTTCTTGCACACATCACATATTGTATTTTTGAAAATATTAGGGTCATTATCTGTCATTCTATAACCACCTTTTTTTAAAATGGCAAATCATCATCTGAAATATCAATCGGCTTACCCTCGCCAGCAAACGAATCCTTCTTCTGGCTCGAATCAGCTCGATATGAGCTAGTTTGGCTATTATTTGAATAATTAGCAGCACCTTGATTATTATTCGATATAAAGCCTTCTGCACCGTTATGCTTAGGCTCTAAAAATTGAACTGATTCAGCCACTATTTCCGTCACATAAACGCGCTTACCGTCGTTCCCCTCATAATTACGAGTTTGAACGCGACCATCAACGCCTGCCATGCTTCCCTTCTTCAGGAAATTAGCGACGTTTTCTGCTGGTTTACGCCAAACAACACACTGTATGAAGTCTGCTTCTTGCTCCCCTTGCCCGTTTTTAAAAGGTCGATTGACAGCAAGTGTAAAAGTCGCAACTGCTGCACCAGCTGGGGTATAACGTAAATCAGGGTCTTTAGTTAAGCGTCCTACTAGTACGACACGATTCATCATTCATTTTTCCTCCTTATTTTGTTTTTTTCTTCTGCCAAGCTCATCAAGAATCACTTGTATTCCGCAGGTATATTCCTGCACGTCACGATTCATTTCTTTTAAATTGTCAAATAGTTCCTCTGTAGAGCGTTCTGCTACCATTTCCTTTGCTTCTGCTAGCTCTTCTTCAAATAAATTCATTTACTCTACATCCCCTTTAATAACTCTAATTTCTGCGCGATATTCTATATATTCAGCCTCGAATTTTTCATGCACATGAAAATGTTTTAGTTGATCAGCTAGCGAATGAGCTAAACGCTTGTGGATAAATTCGACAGGGATAGGTTCGTCGTTATTTACTTTGTAGCTAGCTGTTATTTTTTCGATTTCTACATTGTTTTGTATGACTTTTATTCCTTCATTCGCTTTAAAATAATCATCTGGATTTACCTTTCTGTTCAGTTTTGACAGGAGGCTTTTTATTTTTTTCATTCTTCTTCCTCGTCTTCCTTTAGATACTCTCCCTCTTCAAGCATTAGCAACGGACAATCAAGGTCATCGTCGGAACACATGCCTAGAAAATCGCCACCTTTTGGTTTTGCAAAAACAGCATATTTTACAGGCACTAAAACCACGCACGATTCATGAAAATAGTCGCGTTCGTTGACGAGTACAATATCGTCAAATTCCTTGAATATCTCTCCGCATGATTCACATTTTTTCATGTTGACACCTCTTCAAGATTTCTTATATCAATCTCTCCTATTTCCCCTATTAGGAAGCACTCAGGTAAATAACCACGCTGTTTCGCCCACCTGTAGATAAAACTCTGTAATTCTTCTCTGTGTTCTTCTGTTACATCGTCTAAATAGCCCTCAGAATACTCCCCAACCACGTCATATACTCGCTCTGCTATGTTCTCTAGCAGGCTGTCGGTTTCGTCTGGAAACGCTATTTCCTCAATTTCACCAACAAAAAAAGTATAAATCAGTTCATTGTAATATGAATATATAGTTAAATCATTCATCACTTGATTGCGAGTTTTTTCGTCATGCGTGTTGTGATTATACTTTTTTAACAAGTTGATACCGTGTTTGATAGCCTCTTCTTTTGTATCAAAATATGTGATTGATTCCCATCGCCCACCGTAACTACCGTTTAACATCCATTGCCCTTGTTTCATTCCGCCACCTCCATTACTAATTCGTACCGACTTTCTAGTTGCCAATAACTCTTTTTAGAGCTATCAGGAATCTTGTCATGCAAGTCAATACGTCGTAAATCGTAACTAATAATTCCGCCCTTTTCAGAAGTAGGATTAGCTAATACTTCGACAGTAGCAGGCATTCCCCCATCATAATATTTCATTGTTTTAACTTCCATTTTCTCATGACTAATATTGTCAATTACATAGAATTTTGTAAGGAATGGTATTTGTTTCATTCCGTCACCTCTTCAATCACAATTAATTGAGCAAATTCAACATCAACATACCTAATATCAAAATCATTATCTCTAATCCAGATTCCTCCATAAAGTTGTGTCGGATTTGCAGATACTGTATAGTCTATGTCTAAAACAATTCCAAGTTCGGTTGAATCGAAGTGATTAACCCAGCGATTTTGAACACCATATTTATATTGAGCTGTTAGTAATATTTTATTTGCATACATTAATTTGTCATGAGACAGTATATTGTACTTTTTACTTTTGTGTATTAGCATTGTCATTCCGCTTCCTCCTTATTAATCTTCTTCAAATTTCCTTATATAACCTGTGAGATTCAATTATATAATCCCACATCAGACAGCCGTATTTTTTCATGTGAATTTTAGCCACTTCTTCTGCTAATGCGGTGCTACTATATACTCCAATAATTTCGTAACTTGGCATAAAAATCAGCACATAAGTGGCTTTCATTTACTCGCCCTCCACTTCTTCCACAGGCACTTTAAATGCCCAATAATTTTCGTTCATATTTTTAATTTCTTTCTCTGTGAATTTTACTCTGAAATTTGGTGATTGCTCCTTGTTAGAAACATGTTTTTTTTCGGTTCTTTCGTCAAAATTCAGATAGTCCAATCCCGAATCACCTAATTTCACATAATAAAGAGGTTCTTTCTCTATCTCGTAGCCTTCAATCCACGCACGGGCGAAAAGCTCTTGATTATCGTGTGCCTTAAAAAGCCATTCCCTCACGTCCTCTGACATGCTATCTATGCCATAGTCCATCGCGTGCCACAACTCCCATCTTTCGCAATGAGAAATCCACTCTGCCACATATCGCGGGACAATTGGTAATTTCTCCAATGCCAATTCTGATTCTCGTACCCACAATCTCCAACCCGCGCGGTCACCAGTAGTATATTCGACTAAAATCGCCTTCTTGCCAAAATCCAATATAGCACCTGTACATATTTCACCCCTACAAATAAAATTTACCTTATCCCCAATTTCAAAGTTCATTTAATTTTCCTCCTTTTAATCTACCCCAGCATACAGGCTAGCCGATAACTCGCTTTCGTCTAATTTTTCAATAGAATTCAAAGCATCTATTATTTTTAATTTTGTTTCACGACAAGGTTTATATCCGTAGCCAACATACTTAATCATTCGCTCAAATGACGATATTGGAAAATCGAGCTTATTATCAACTACTAATCTTTTCAAGTGCAAGTGTTCGAAAAAGTTAGGGTGAATCACTAAGTTCATTTTTTCATCGTCAATAGTTAAAGCTACTTTAGTTAGAGTAAAATCAAAGTTACTAATAATTGTCTCCGGTTCCCCGTAGGTGCTTCTGACTAACTCTAATCGGGTGTTTGTTGGAACATGTAAGAATGCGACCATTTTGGCGGTGCTATACACATGTTTTATCTTTGGTGTTTCTTTACCACTCAATTTGGTATAGTAGTGAAGTGCTGTTAAAAAATCTGTTTCATTTCGGAAAAACATGTCAATATCCTTCACTTTTTCATGATTAAAAATATTTTTAAAACAGCCTCCCGCTATGAATCCATCGTGACCTTCTAGAAACTGGTCTAGGAAATTGATTTCGCGGTATTGTCGAGCTTCCTCATGTTTGTAAATCATAATTTTCTCCCCTTCTCAATTCTGCGTTTCGTTCCATCCCTAATCGAAATCCGCCAATTCCAGCGAATAGATCTAAAAAGTTCACGTCTGCACCTCATCCCTCTCCGCTAACTTCGCTTTAATTTCCGCTACTTTCTTTTCTAAGTCTCCGCTTGTTTCTGATTCTGTTGCCGATACTTGCGGTTTTACCTCGCTATCAAACCAATCCGGCAATACTTCTTGCTTGGTTTGCTTGTTGTATTTGCCGTAAGCGGGCTTGTTAGCAACTGGCTTATTACGTTGAGTTGCCATTTTGTCGTAATTTCTTCTTAACGAGCTAGGGGACTTAATAACCCCGCACCAGAAATCATTTTTCTGTGACCAGATAATCGCGTTCTTAACTTTTTCAGTATCTCGATTATCTTGTTTAATCATGATGCGGATGTCATTAGCCCATTTTTCCAAGTTTGGTTCTCGCTCTTCGGGGTTATTTTCTTTGATCATTTCGAATAATAATTTAGCTAAAGAAAAATGAACCTCGTCAAACTTGTTTTGACGTTTATTATTATCTTTATTATCTTTCTTCTCTTTATTATCTTTATTGTTTGTGATCGTTTGTTGTTCATCTGTTGTTCGTTTGTTGTTCGTCTGTTGTTCATTTTGCTGTTCATTTTCTAATTCGCCGCCTTGGTAAAGTCCCCAATTCTCAATAGTTACAATAGAAAATTTGTTGTGCGTTTTGATGTTCAACATTTTAGCCTTTTCTAACTTCTGCAATCGTCTCCACCACGTAATTGCTGAACACTTTTTTTTCAGGCCTATATTCATTTTTTCTTCCAATTTGTCTCTACCAATTACAAATTGACCGGGCTTTAATTTGATTATTTGCTGTCCTATAAATACGTCTCTTTCTTTGAATGAAGCTTTGATAAGGCAATATGACCAAAGCCGATAAAACTCGGGGTCTTGCCATATCCAGCTATCAATTATTTTTCTGTGCAAAGCTATATAACCATCCATGCAATTCCCCTGCCTTATCTACTTCAATAAGTCTTCTAAATTGATAGCATCTTTTAATTGTTTAGTTGCTCGGCAATACTCACATTCTTCACATCTTATTGCATCAAGTTCTTTATTCTTAACTGCGATAACTCGTGGCATTTTTTCTTCCAAAAAACTATATTCACTATCTAACCAGTTTTGATGGAATTGTATTACCGCTTTATCTGGTGGATTTTGTTTAGTAACTGCTACGATATAAGGTTTATATTCTCCTTCAAAATGACATTCCACCATAGCTTTATAAACAGCCATTTGAAGCACATAATCATATGCTTGGATAAATGATACCCAACCGTTGTATTTCACCGACCAGAAACGTTTCTGTAGCTCCTGCGTGGTCTTTAAATCGCCTATCCGTTTTTTACCATGGTTCAACACATCTAATTTCGCTTTCCAAGTTGTTCCGAATAAATTTGCAGTAACAATAGCTTCTTTTTCTCCATCCATTACAATCATCGACAGCGGGTCTTTTTTAATCGTTTCAATCATTAAATCAGCTTGTTCAAACTCTGCCCGTTTCCCTGTTCCTCTTGCTTTATAAATCTTCTTTTCATTCTCAGAAATAAAGTCGTTAAAAGCTTGTTCTGACTCAAATGCCGTATGTGTATAAGAGCCAACTAAAAGCGCTGTAGATGCGTTGCGAGACCATTCTTTATGAAGTTCTGCCATTGTCCGTGCTTCGCAATCCATAAAAGATTTGAATTGCGAAACGGACATGTAATCTAAATTAGCTGCATGACTATAATAGTTTTCCTTGGTCAGTTTCAACGGCTTGTTCTTTGTCATCTGTTTTCACCTCTTCTTTTTCTGGTTCCAATTCTTTTGCGAGTTCAGATTTCGAAGAGTCCGTTTTTGTTGGTAAATCCTTATCGAACCAATCTTCTATTTTTGACATACCGTCCTTTATCGAATTAATTATGTTTTTAGTCTGAACTAAGTCATATTCAGTAAATGAGTCAGTTTTATACCCAAAACGTTTCTCGACTTGACTTTGAGTAACACCGAACTGTTCTTTTAAATAAGTCAACATAGCCCCAACGCGATCTTTAAGTGGTTTTTCTCCGCCACCATTTCTCAATGTTTCATTGCATTGTTGCATTGCGGCTTCTACTATATCTCCGGGAATAACGCTCAATAAGCAAGCTCTCAATCGGCGCGAACCCATATTAGCTACAAGCTCATATATATCTCGTTCGTCAGTAACCATCTGCGTTCCTTTTTTAGTTGTTCGTTTGTGTGGCACGGTGAATATTTTTTCTGTTCTAGTATTTGTTTCAGCATCCCATGCGTAAGCCATCGCTGTAGATTCGTGGTCGTTTCTTTCTAATTCCTTAACACCAAAGCTAATATTTCCCCAATTCTGCGCTAACACTTCTGCTAAGCGAATTGATGGACCAATTACTTTTTGACCACCTCGCGGATATTGATAGATTGCAGTTTCCGCTAATCTAAGTCGTTTACATGCTTCTAAAATTCGTATTTCTGCTTGATATTGATTTCGCGGGAAATTTTGCGCCATAAAAATTTGCCCTTTTACTTCCTCCATTTCACGACTCGCCGTCGCATGAGCCATAACTCCGTTGCCTTGCTGCTTAGATAATTCCATTCCTAATTCATTCATACGTTAACCACTCCTTCTGCTCCAACTAACAACTGGTATATCTTAATTAAATCGTCGAATTCTTTACTTCCTTCTTTATTACTTTGATAGAAGCGGAGATAATTAAATAATTCGGTCGCCGCTTCACTTTCGCTAAAATCAAACACTTTTACTTTGATGTTTGAATAGGTTGCTAAAAACCACATATATGTTACCTCCATTGATTTATTTAATGGGTTGAGGTATAATTTCCTTAAGTTAATATCTCAAATCCCTTAAGTACGCACTGCTATGCGTGCTTTTTTAATGTCTAAAATCATCGTTCCAAAGATCATCAACCACAAGTGGATTTTCAACCATGTTTATCACTTCCTCTCAGCCAGTAGCCTGCGATTACAGACATGAATGAAACTAAAATCATTACTGCAAAAACATCCATTATCTTGTGACCTCCTCATAGCCTTTAAGCTTCAGCTCTTCGATATAGTCTGTCATTTTTTCGCAACCTGTTTCAATTAAAGCTATTCTCTGTCTGAAAGCCGGATTAGCTATCATTTTCGTTCTGTCGTCAATGAAAATCTCGCTATTCCCGAAAATCGTCTTTTTACGAAAAATTCGCTCCGCCATTGTTGTAGCCTCCTAAATTAAAATTAGAATTAAAATCAAATTACATAAGTTTATTAATGCTAATGCCGCTGCTATTATGACTAAGATGCTGTATAACATTTGATTTTTCATAGTGCGCGCCTTGGCACAATAATTTCACGTAAATGGCCATCTACTAAATTTTTAGTCACTTCAAATTTTTGATTAAATTTATCTGCTCTTTTTTTTCGTTCTTTTTGGTCCATATTTTCAAATCGGCCTTTGACGATATTATTTAATTCCGTGAAATTAATATTTTTTGATTCGTAACCCTCGTAGTTAGCTGATACAAGTACTTTATTCATTTTCCGCAACTCCTTACTAATCCATTTTTTTGGTAATACTTATCTCGATTTTCTAAAATTTGTTGTAAATTAATGTTGAATGCTTTCGCTATACTTGCGTTAAGAGTTAAGGCTGTTGCGATTACATCCGCTATTTCTGAAATAGCTTGTTTAGCTGCTTCTCGTTGTAGCATGTCACCTTTTTTTAAGGTGAACGTCATCGTTTCCAAGCCGTTTCTTAACGTGTTTACCGCTTCTGTTACTTCTAGTTCAAAACGACAGGTTAAAGATGCGTGGTGGTTGTCTAGACCGTCCAGTAAGGGCGGTATCATTCCGTTACTAAATTCATGTGCGAATAAATAGGTGCTTTGCGGTTCGTTATATTTATCAATTAACTGTTCTGCTTGTTCAATTGATACTGTTCGTTTGCCTTTCGTCTGATTACTAATTAATGCCGGTGTTACATAACTATCTATCGCTAGTTCTTTTTGCGTGCGAGTTCCTGCTAAAACTTGCATCGCATTTTGTGCATATGTTGATTTTTGAAACATAATATCTCAATCCTTTTTTGTTATTTTTTCAGCGACTAATTAACAACTTATCGTTATATACTATTGTTAGTCGCTCCCCAGTGACTAAGTTGTCTGTAAGCACCGTTGTGGTAGGCGGTGCTTAGCTTAAAACTAAGCCATGTTCTTCAAGTAGTTTGTTTAATAGGTATACTTGCCCTTTTCCGGTCACTCTCGGCGTGTATGTTGTCACCATTAATCCATTCCTATCTGTATGAATATGCGTTTTTTGCTCGAACAATCCCAAGTTCATTGCCTTTTGCGATGGCTTGTTATAATAAGTCCCTTTATTTAGCAAATATCCGCTTCCTCTTAGCCATTCAAAAAGCCTGTTTTGCCCAATATCTAAGCCATTTTGTTTAAGGATTGTCGCTAAGTCTTTTACTAAAACTGTATTCTCGCTCGTTTGTACAGCATCTGCAAAAATCACTTTCGGTTTTTGTTCCTCGATTTGCTTTAATGCTTCTTGCTTCTCTTGTTGCTCCTCAATCCACTTTTTAGCTCTAGCGACTGGGTCATCTATCATGTAAGAAAATGCTGGATATTCAGTTGCTAATTTCCTCGCTTGTTTTTCTACTTCAATGAAGTATTTTCTAATTGCTCGACCTTGCTCTGTATTTTCAACCATTGCTAATTCTTTTCCAGAATCAAGAGTAAAGATATAGTCTATTGATGTCGTGCCACCAATTACTCGTTTCTCATTTTTGAGAAGTGAGAAAAAATCTTCATTTTCTACAAATCCATATTGACGAATTCGTCTTTTAATCCAATCAGCAAATTTTGTTGTAGTCATTAGTTTTTCATGTAATGTTCTGGCATTTACAAATTTCTCGCCTTTTTCATTTTCTAAAACTGGTAACATTTCATTTGCAATTACTTGTAAATTTGACATTTTGTTCTCCTTTCTGTTCGCCCCTTCACAATGCTATAGTTTTTGTGAAAGGAGGTGATATTTATGCAAAGAAATCATGTTTCCTCTAGTAGAATCAGAAGCGTTGGCTGGGAAAATGATATTTTAGAAATCGAATTTAATGACGGCTCTATCTATCACTAACACAATGTTTCTCAATCAGAGTATTTAAGTTTTATTCATTCTGGTTCACTAGGAACTGCTTTGTCTCAATTGGATAAAGTTCATAGTTATAACAGAGTTAATTAATCATTGCTTCGTGTCGGTTGTATCAGAACTGACACGGAGTGGTTCAAACGCTAAATCCTCAACAATTCTCACTCCATCTACAGTAATTACTACTCTTGTGTATGGATTAAATGATATTTCTAACTCCTTGATTATTTCGTTTCCGGCTTTTTTAATGTTGTTATTCATTTTTTTCCTCCCAAATTATGATTTTTAGTATTTTCCAGACCAAAGCAGTCTTCGCATTTCTTCGCTGATTGTGAATGGATGATATTTGACTTGCACAATTGGCAACGATCCTGCTTTTAAATCTAACTTCACTGCTGTAATTCCTTTTCCTAATTGCTTTCCATTAATTTCTAATAGTCCACTACAACAATTTCTATCTCCTTGCATCTCAATATTTAACGATTTCAAGCTTTCTGGTAGTATGTTTTTGGTTTTAAAAATCAAATCTTTTTCTTCACTTCTTTTCTTACTCAGATATCTTATGTTCATTTTCTAGCCTCCCATTTCGTTTACTCTCCAATCTGCTATAATTAATTTGATTGGAGGTGATATTATGAAAATCAACTATGATTGTATTCGAGATGTTTTGTTATTAGTTCGCAATCAGGAGGAATATGACGACTTCCATAGCGACTTTTTCACTGAAAAGCTTGGCGGCAAGTACTCTTATCATGAACTTGCTAACGCGGTATCATTAATTCTGTACGAAGGTTTTGCAGTTGGTGATTATCCAACTGGCAACATGGAGGGTAATTACGACTACATTATCCGTTTTCTAACAGTGTCTGGAGATCAATTCATAAATTCTGTTAAAGATGACAATGTTTGGTCTAAAGCAAAAGAGGAAGTTAAAAATAATCCAATTCAAACTTTATTTTCTTTTGCTCAAATCGCCGTTAGTTTTTTCCGATAATCTATTAACTAATGAATTAATTTCTGAATAAAGTTCCGGCAAAATACTTAAATCGCTAAAATCTTCTCCAGTTATACTCAATTCAATGGTAAGTACAGACTCTTTTCTATTTCTCTTGGTTAGGAAAGAGTTTGTAAATGCAATTTTCTTCATTTTCTAGCCTCCTATTCTTGTTAATTTTTAATTAAGATACATTTTGTATCATTAATATTCAAAAAAATATCTGGAAAAATTTCTTCCATATTAGAATTTAAAGCTTTTGAAATTTTCACCGCTGTATTTATACTTGGATCTCTCTCTCCATTCTCAAGCTTTCTTATAGAGATTTCCGCCAACCCCACAGCAATCCCTAACTCCTTTTGAGTCAAGCCAGCTTTATTTCTTTTTTCTTTAAAAGATAATCTCACTTTTAATCACCTCTTTTCGATACATTTTGTATCTGATACATATAATATACATGATACTTTTTGTATCGTCAAGTCTTTTAGATACATTTTGTATATTTTTACTCAAAAAGATACCTTTAGTATCTAATTCATGTTAATATTTTTTTAAAGGCGGTGTGAAAAATGTTTGGCAACAGACTTAAACAATTAAGAAAAAATAATAATAAAACGCAAGAAGATATTTCAAAAATATTAGGAATTTCCAGAGGAGCTTACTCGCATATTGAAAATGGTAGAAATGAGCCAGACATGGAAACGATAGTTAAATTGGCGAATATTTTTGGAGTTTCAACTGATTATTTGCTAGGTAGAAGTAATAACGGTTTTATCGACACAATCGCCGCTCACATCGATTCAAACGCAACAGAAGAGGAAATGGAGGAAATTCTCGCTTATATAGAAGAAAAAAGAAAAAAATATGCTAATGAAGAGGAAATAGACATCACAGACATTGCTGCAAAGAAAGATGATGACGTGGCAAAGTTCGTAGAGGAAAATCCGGATTTTAAAGCTGTGGCAGCTCGAGTGATGGACGATGAGGAGGCTGTTAAAGCAGTCAAAACATTTATAGAATATTACGAACAACAAAAAAAGAAGTAACATGTAATTTATTTACTCTTAAATCACTTGACTTGTAACTTAATTACTTGTTATTGATGTTAATTATTAACATTGTGTGAAAACGTGATATATTCCACGGAAATTATGTATAATATAAGTGCAACGTTGCAATAAAAACAACGGGGTATAAATACATGAAAAAACTAGATGAACTGAACATGCAACATGATGTAGTGATACTAGAACACGAATTTACTTCTTGTTCATTCACTTTAAAAAAGGAAGTTTTCATAGTTATTGATAGTAGATTAAGTCAAAGCGGAAAGTTAGAAGATGTCGCAAGGCTTTTGAATAAAATATAACTATGTAACCAGTTTGCGGCCGCAGATTGGTACATATAAAAGGGAGATAACGGGATGATAGCTTTATTTGCACTAGCTGGTTTGTTTATTTTTACTGGTATTATTATTTTAGCTGTATCACAATTACCAGGCATGGCATTAGTTGAATTTGCATTTGCTGCCCTATTCATTTGGCTCGCTTTAAGAATAAAGAGAAAAAAAGGCACATACGTAAATTTTGATACAAAAACAATTCCAGAAGATTCACCTCAGATTAAACTGAACTTTGGTTTAGCTCAACAAGATTTAGGTTTTCAAATTAAAAGCGCAGCTGGAACAACTTACAACATGATTCAATTAATCCCTTCAAACAAGATATTATTTTTATCAAAAAATGGTCTTGTGACAAACGACGAATTTTATTTCGTTGATTATAAGTGGTTAGGCGCGACCTACAACACTCGCACTAAAACTAATAGTAAAGCTGGGAAAACTATAGCTGGCGGAGTGGTTGGAGGAATAGTTGGCGGAGGAGCAGGAACGGTAGTAGGAGCGTTAGCAGGAAGTAGCGGTAAAACAAACAGTACTTCAACGCAAATTGAAAATAAATCAAAAGCAATTTTTTACTTTTACAATAAAACAAAAGATATTGATTTAGTAACAGAATTAAACATTACATCAAAAGATATAGTGAAGCTCGAAAGATTTGTAAAATATGTAAAATAAAGAGAGCCTCCGGGCTTTTCTTTTTACCGAAAAAAGAACGTATGTGCGAAAGGAGAATGAGAATGAAAGCGGCTATCTATATTAGAGTATCTACACAAGAGCAGGTGGAGAATTACTCTATTCAAGCGCAAACTGAAAAGCTAACAGCTTTGTGTCGGTCAAAAGATTGGGATGTATATGACACGTTTATTGACGGCGGATACAGCGGTTCAAACATGAATCGCCCGGCTTTAAATGAAATGTTAAGCAAATTGCATGAAATAGATGCAGTAGTCGTTTATAGATTAGATCGCCTATCCCGCTCGCAAAAAGATACTATTACACTAATTGAAGAGTATTTCTTAAAAAACAATGTGGAGTTTGTTAGTTTGTCGGAAACGCTTGATACCAGTTCTCCTTTTGGACGCGCAATGATTGGTATATTGTCCGTGTTCGCGCAATTAGAACGTGAAACTATAAGAGATAGGATGGTTATGGGAAAAATAAAACGCGTTGAATCTGGACTTCCGCTCACGACAGCGAAAGGGCGTACTTTTGGTTATGATGTAGTTGATACAAAGTTATATGTCAATAAAGAAGAAGCACAACATTTACAATTGATATATGATATTTTCGAAGAAGAGAAAAGTATTACGTTTTTACAGAAGAGGTTGAAAAAATTAGGCTTCAAAGTAAAATCATATAGTAGTTACAACAAGTGGCTTATGAACGACCTGTATATCGGTTATGTATCGTACGGCGATAAAGTTCATGTTAAAGGTGTTCACGAAGCTATAATTTCAGAAGAACAATTTTACAGGGTTCAAGAGATATTTTCTCGCATGGGTAAGAATCCGAATATGAATAAAGAATCATCTTCGTTATTAAATAATTTGATAGTTTGCGAAAAGTGCGGATTGGGCTATGTGCATCGTGCGAAAGATACAGTATCGCGAGGAAAAAAATATCATTATCGTTACTATAGCTGTAAAACTTACAAACATACGCACGAGTTAGAAAAATGTGGAAATAAAATTTGGAGAGCGGATAAATTAGAAGAAATCATAATAAGCCGCGTGAAAAATTACAGTTTTGCTACTAGAAACTTAGATAAAGAAGATGAATTAGATAGTATAACTGAAAAGCTTAAAACAGAACATTCGAAGAAAAAAAGACTATTTGATTTATACATGAACGGCTCATATGAAGTTGCTGAACTCGATAAATTGATGGCGGATATAGATGCGCAAATTAATTACTATAATTCGCAAATAGAAGCAAACGAAGAATTAAAGAGAAACAAGAAAGTACAAGAATCATTAGCAGAATTAGCCACTGTAGATTTCGACTCGTTAGAATTCAGAGAAAAGCAAATATATCTTAAATCGATTATTAACAAAATATATATCAATGACGAACAAGTCACTATTGAATGGATTTAG